CGATACTCGAAGCGATGAAGGTTACGGTTCCACTTTTGAACAGTTCTGAATTGTTCAAAAGAGTGCCAACCGACACCAGGACTATCGTCTGCGACATGAGGAAGAGAGCCAAGGAAGCCCTCAATAAAATTCCGCATGAATGCTGCAGTCGCCCAATAACCTTTTCTGTAGAAAAGGTTTGCGGACGCTACAGTCGAGACTATAGCTTGATGATCCTTCTTACTCATAGGTAAAGGTCTACGGATGTAGACTGGTGTAACTTGTACACCGTTCATAGCATCCATACCGCACGATTCTCGAAATGGGCCTGAGACAAAAGATTTGCTCACGTTCACCTTGAATCGCGCAGACTCTAACATTTGAGTAAGAACTGTACTCCATGACGTAGGGACAACAAGGTCGTCCCCGAAAACATGAATGTGAGACGTAACTAATTTCACATTCTTGTCCTTCATGGCGAGTCCAAGCGTTTTAAGCCCCGACATGATGCATATGGTATAGAAAACCATAGACTCAATTGGGAAACAAAGCGCTGAACCCATGCTCGCAAATTTCTTTAACCCGACAGTCTGACCATCAGGCAAGAGGGCGTATTTGCTTCTGCAATCAAAGATCCCCCGTGCAAGCACGGGGTACCTTGAAAGCGCGAGCCATACGAGCCCGGCGTGGACACGATCGGAAGCTTCACTCAGGTCGAGTGTTGCATACTTTCTATCCAAGCTGGACTTGCGAGCATACTCACGATTGTAACTGTTATCCGTAAAGTGTATTCCTTTACACCACGGATCACTCTCAATCAATTCAACAAGCTTTCGCGAGATTGCCTGTTGTATATACTGATTGTGAGTAGGTTCAATCGCAATGACCCTCGGTGTCTTCTGGGTTTTTGGCACGAAGATTACCTTGACAGGTAACTCCTTGTCGCGCCCAAAAGCATCGTCTAGTACTTCTTCCACGCGGAAACCGTAGTTAGGTACCGCATAGTCGTAGATACTAAACGAACGTTCTAGTCTTCTTGACCAGGATTGTTTTGAGAGCTTCCCGTTGTTAGAGAAGCCTTCAGCAACAGCTCCCGGTCCATGAGCCGGAACGAGCTCTCCAGATTGCAATTGAGATTGCAATCCCCGGAGAACTTGGCCGAACACGCGGTTAAAGACAGAACCAAAAAGATTGAGATGATCCCAATCTTTAGGTTTGAACGTCCGTAGGTCAGCTTCGCACTGACGAAACGAGCGAATTGCAGCAAGCTGCCTTTCATTCGTGCACTCCTTTTTTAGTTTATTGAAACACAGACAGACTTGTCTGATTCCGTCGACTAAATCGGGATTCGCGTCAGATAGAAGCGAACCATGTACATCGAAAAGCTTCGATACTATACCTGAAAATAGTTTCGGGATTAGTACATTGCCAAAGCGTTTGGTTTTGCCAAATGCCTTAAACAATGATGGATCGAAGTACCCAAGCTCAAGACATCTCTCGATGCCCTTAGCGAAGGTCGGGAGCGTTATCGTAAGGAACGATTCGCCCTCCTTTTCGAGCCGAGATCTGATTGTGATCAGATCTTTAGCCATGGAAGTGTTAGTCAACCTCTGCACGTCTTCGCAGAGGGCCTTCAGGAACTCTATCGTACTTTTCATAACTCCTCCTTGAGGTTGTTATTACGTGTACATAGATCTCCGAATCAAGACAAGAGGTCCAGTGCTGGTGGAAAAGGCTTCTACGCCTCTCCGCCAATCAGCTTGGCCTGGTTTCCGGCATTACCGACGAAGTCGGTGAGCGCCTTGACCAGGTAGCCAACCTCGACATCAGTGAAGCCCATCTTGGGATTCTCGATGACGATGTGGACACTCATCTTGGCCTCCATATTGTACGCCGCGTTAAGCGGGTCAGGCACGATCTTCATCTGGGTAACTTTTGCCAGATGTCGTTCGCGCTTGCCTCCCTTGACGTCCTGGTGAGCAATTTCGAAAACGAATTCGTCGTTGCTCGCTTTGTACGTCGAGGGTGCACCGGCAGAGGAATAAACCTTTGCAAGTGACTTCGCGACAGCGTTGACAGTAATGGAGATAGGATCAGAGAAGGCCATGTACGGCTCCTTAGTTAAATTAGTGTCTCACGACACTTATTTTGCGTGACAACTCTCAGCGGTATCGGATCTTTTGGGAACCGAGACTACCGAGAATCAGTTGTTGTCGAGGCGTAAGAGCATCGACGTCTACGCTCACACCGAAAGGATTAGCTTTCTGTCGCACTTTTGTGTCAAACGTACGTTTGACTTTAGCGCTCCAGTAGCCATCCGTTCCAGACCATGTAACCTCACGTTTAGTATGCTTCATCACATACGCATAGCGTGATACCTGACTATCGACGATTTCAGCTGATAGGTTCGACAGTACGTCGCCTACATTTGAAAACCAATCAATGAGCCAGGACCATGGTAGAGCTTCGTAGATCACGGACGGGGGTAGTACCAATCCGCGAAGACGACCTTCAAGGCTCTCTCTCGAGGGGGCCTTGCCGGTGAACGAAAAGACAAACTGTCCTGAGAACCAAGCACGCTTGGTGGTTTTTGCCACACAAGTTTTGTGCCAGCTCGAGGAATTTCTGTCATAGCCTGCAAGAATTTCATTGGTAGCCCAGAGCCCATGGTTTGGGTATCCGGTTTTATCAAAGATTGTTTCGTGCAGGACAGAGTCATGAACTAAGATGGATCGATTAAGGGGTTTCCCCTTATTAGCAAGTATAAAGTTTACTTGCCTGCTTACGGTGTCGAAACTTTTCGCAAAGTTTTTGACATCGTTTACAAACGGTTTCCATCCGAACTGATATTCGAGATATCGCTCATCAAGATGAGTGAACTCTAATGCCTTTTTGGAAAGCATCCGTGGAAGGTCTTTAAGCTCGTAAATAGCGTTCAGCAATGAACCTACTTGCAGTTTAACAGGCTTAGCAGCATTCCACCCTTCAGCTCCATATTCAAAACTATGGAGGTCGCCACTAGGTGGCTTCATTGACGTGTCAAGATCAATGCCCCAGGCAGACCCGCCCGTACTAGCTGGAAGCTGGTACGAGTAGTGGTCACGCCCGGAATTGATCGTGAAGGTGACAGCGCCAGGAGACTCAGTCCATCGTATCTTGTATGATACGAATTCGCCTCCGTCATCGACTACCGATGGCCCCAAGTAGTAGGGGTTACGGATCGTGTCGGAGCACCACTCTATGTTTGGGACTCTCTTCTTACTGAGAGCCCAACTAGTATCATAAATACGGACACCGGTATACCACGGATTTGGGGTATACCAGTAGCCAATATGAAAGAAACTAGGCATAGGTTGGTCGGTCCTTCTCCAACGAGTTCGTTCGAGTCGGGGCCTCAAGCGCTGTTCCTTAGATAGGAGTAAATCGGCTAGATTTGGACGTTGTTTAGACATCCATTTCGAGCGATTCTTCTTTTCTAAGGCAGCCGCTGGGAAGTCCTTAATCGAGCTA